GCCCGATACGCAGTGGGCCCGGGACCTCATGGAGTCCATCCGGCGCGGCGACATCGAGCACATGTCTTTCGGGTTCGGAGTGCGGGGAAAGGATGGCCAGAGTTGGGAACGACGCTCGGACGGTACGGTCTTGCGCACCCTGAAGAGCTTACGGCTCTCAGACGTGTCCGTGGTCACTCGTCCCGCCTACACCGACACCAGCGTGGCCGTGCGGTCTCTGGAAGAGTGGCAGGAGGAGATCCGAGAGGTCAAGGTCGAAACCGAGGGTTACCTGACGGAAATTCTCCGGATGCGCCTGGATCTGGAAGAGGGTGTTCGCGCGAATCCGAACCACGATGAAAAGGGCCGCTTCTCTTCGGGTGATTCTTCCGGAGGGGGCAAGTCCGTCGCGGATCACATCAACGACCTGAAGGGGCACGTTGAGGCGGGGGCCAAGCACGTCATGAACGTGTCCGCGAGTGCCGTACACACTCTGGAGAAGGCCCACGAACTCCACGCGGCTTTGAAGGGTCTCCATGATGCCATCAAGCCCGTATACGACCATATCAAGTCGCTGGTGAAGGGATAGCCATGCAAGAACACCGCTGCCCGGAATGCAAAAAGCTTCTTTTCAAGGGAGAAGTCATCAAGGTTGAGGCAGTTTGCCCGCGCTGTAACAAGCGCATCACGATAGAACGGCCGGGGAAGCACTAGAAGCGACCCCCCAAGAAAGCCGGAGCCTCCAGAAGGCCAGAGCTTCAGGAACCACCTGGAATCACTCTGGAGGCGATATGTCGAAACTGAAAGACCTCCAGGAAGAGCGCGGGCAAATCATCCACGAAAGCCGCGCCATCCTGGACAAGGCGGACGCTGAGAAGCGTGCCCTGACCACCGAGGAAAAGGCGAAATACGACGAGTTGTTCGTCAAGCAGGACGACATCAAGTCCGCCATCGAGCGCGAAATGCGCCAGCTGGAGATCGAGCGCGAGGCAGCCGCCCAGCATGTTGCCGGCGCGGAGAAGCGGACCGGATCACGCGGCGAGACTACTGCCGCGAACCCCGGGACCGGTCGCGCCTCCGACGAATACCGGGCCAGCTTCAATCGCTATCTCCTGGGCGGTCCCGGCGCGATCAGCGCCGAAGAATACCGCGACCTGTCCATGGGGGCGGACATCGCCGGCGGCTTCACCGTGGCCCCCGAGCAGTTCGTGAGCGACATCATCCGGTTCGTGGACAACATGGTCTTCATCCGTTCGGAGGCCACCAAGTTTACGCTGAACGGCGCGGGCTCGCTGGGCGTTCCCTCCCTGGACGCTGACCCGAACGACTGCGACTGGACGAGCGAACTTCAGATGGGTCAGGAAGACACGGGGATGGCCTTCGGCAAGCGGAGCTTTACCCCGCATCCCCTGGCCAAGCAGGTCAAGATTTCGAATAAGCTGCTCCAGCAATCGGCCGTCCCGGTCGAATCCCTGGTCATGGAGCGCCTGGGCTACAAGTTCGGGATCACCGAGGAAAAGGCCTTCCAGCTGGGCAACGGAGTCAACCAGCCCCTGGGCGTATTCGTGGCCACCCCGGACGGCATCGACACCACCCGGGACATCAACTCCGGCAACACCACCACCAGCATCACCTTCGATGGTCTGATCGCAGCCAAGTACGCCCTGAAGGTGCAGTATTGGGCCAAGGCCAAGTGGCTGTTCAACCGCACCACCATGCAGCAGATCAGTCAGCTGAAGGACGGCGAAGGCCAGTACATCTGGCGAGCGGCCGTGGTCCAGGGTGAGCCCGACAAGCTCCTGAACCTGCCCTACATGATGTCGGAATACACCCCGAACACCATGACCACCGGAGCATATGTGGGCATCATCGGCGACTTTTCCAAATACTGGATCGTGGACAGCCTGGTGTTGCAGATGCAGCGCCTGATCGAGTTGTACGCGGCCACCAACCAGATCGGATTCATCGGGCGCAAGGAAACGGACGGCATGCCTGTCCTGGCCGAAGCCTTCGCCCGCGTGAAGCTGTCCTAAAGGAGGGATGAAAATGGGTCCCCAACAGCTCCTCACCAACGTCAAGATCACCAAGGTCCTGGCCGCTGCCACCAGCGCGGCCACGCCGGTCACCTCCGCCATCGTGGACATGCAGGATTACGAGGGCCTCGTCTTCGTCTGCGCCATGGTGAGCGGCAACGTGTCCAACTACCTGTCCGTCATCGACGGCAACCAGTCCAACCTGAGCGACGCGCTGCCCGTTTCGGGGCTCCAGGCAGCTGCTGTCTCCGACGGCTGCACCGTGGCCGTGGAGATCGACAACCCCCAGAAGCGCTACCACGCGGCGGTGGTCAACCGGGCCGTGGGCACCGTGGTTGGCGATATGTACGCCATCCAATTCAGCGGCAAGCGCCGCCCCACGAACAACAACATCCTGGGTGTCATCACGGCCGCCATGGCCGTGGCGCCCGCCGACTAAGCACACCTGACCGGGGGGCGGCTTCGGCCGCCTCCCTGGAGGCCCTATGCCTGACGGTACTTTCAATACCAACGTCCACTTTGAGGAAGGCGGCAACACGCTGACCGTGGCCAGCGGCGGCAATATCAACATCAAGACCGGCGGCCAGATCACGGTAAACGGTCTCCAGGCCGCTCTCGGCGCGCTCATCCCCACGGGTGGGACCACCGTGGACACCCAGGCCCGGGCGGCCATCGACGCCATCATTACCCTGCTCCAGGCTCTGGGCGCGAGCACCTAAAGGACGCCCCATGAAGATCAAGATGCGCACCACTGCCGCCAGCCCTTCGGGCGTCCTGCATGCCGGGCACGCCTACGACCTCCCGCGCGCCGAGGCACGGGTGTTCCTTGAGCACGGATGCGCCGCATTGTTGGAGCCCGAGGAAAAAGCGGAACTGAAGATCGAAGAGAAGGCCGTCGTGAAGGCGAAGGAGACCCGGTAGGCCATGCCGTCCTACTCGATCAAGACGCTGACCGCTCCGGGCATGGAGCCCGTAACCGTCTCCAATGCCAAGGCGCAGATGCGTCTGACCATCCCGGCAGACGACTCCTTGGTGGCGCTCTTGATCACGGCCTGTCGCGAGCATGCGGAGAACCTTACGCGCCGGGCCTTCGTGGACCAGGTCATCCAGGTGACCTACGACGGCTTCCCGAAGCTGGGGAAGCGGATCGAATTGCCCAGGCCTCCGCTGACCGCCGTCAACTCCATCACCTATCTGGATCTGAACGGCGTGCAGCAGACCTTGGACCCGAGCCAGTACATCGTCCACAACGACTCGGATCTGATGCCGGCCTACATCACGCCTCCGGCCAACACGTCCACCTGGCCCGACACCTTGAACGAGGTGGGCGGCTTCGGCTGTGTGCAGATCAACTGCGAGGTGGGCTGGCCGATTGTGAACGGCGCGCCCTCCACGCCGTTGCCGATCCAGCAGTGGATCATGGTGCGCGTGGCCACGCTCTACGAGCAGCGCGAGGGGCTGTACTTCGCGCCCGGCGTGGCCCCGGCCATCCCATATGCCTTCATTGACGGTCTGCTCGACAAGTACCGCGTCCCGGAGGTGGCATAAACCATGTTCGCGGGACCGATGCGCAACCAGATCCAGCTCCAGGTCAACACGCCTGGCCAGGATTCCAGCGGATCTCAGGTCATGACCTGGACCACCGTGGCCACCGTGTGGGCGCAGGTCTGGGCCGTGTCCGGTCAGGAACGCATGATTGCCGCCCAGGTCCAGGCGTCGCTCACGCACCGCGTTCGCATCAGATACTACGCGGGCCTTACTACCGCCTACCGGGTGGTCATGAGCGACGGCCGGACCTTCAACATCCTGTTCATTAACAACACCATGGAGCGCAACCGGGAGATGATCCTGGATTGCCTGGAGCTCCCCGGGCAGGCGGCAGAATGAGCGCGGTACTGGACTGGATCGCGTCCGAGCTGGACATCCGCAATGCCGTCTCCAGCGACCTGGACGCGACGCTCTCTGCCTATGCCTCCAAGATCGCAGAGGAGGCCCGGAGCCGGTGTCCGGTGAGGACCGGTGAGCTCAAGGCCTCCATCGGGGTCGTGAAGCGCGACGGCGGTTACGACGTGGTGGCCACCTCCCCGCATGCGCACCTGGTGGAGTTCGGCCACGACGAGGTGAAGGGTGGCCGCAAGGTGGCCTCCAAGAGCGACCAGGCCAAGGGTGTGAAGCCTGGGACGGTCATTGGCCACGTGCCGCCGCACCCCTTCATGCGCCCGGCGGTCAACGCCGTCGTAGCCGGTGGACCGCTCGGAGACGCTACCACGTCCATCATCGGGGAGATCGGCGGGGCTGCGGCTGGAGCCGTGGCCGCTGCCCTGGGTTTCCCGGAGGCCGCAGTCACTGTTCGCCATCTGACCAAGCTCGTGGCCCGCAAGTACGGCAAGAAGTTCGGCTTGGCGGCCGGACGCTACCTGGGCTCCTACGCAGGCAGCTACGTGCCGCCTTACCTTCTGGCTCGGGGCATCGGCATGGATCAGGGCGATAGCGCTGCGGTCCGGCTCCGGAAGGCGGGAGTATGAAGCCGCTCTTCGACGCCATCATGGCCCGGTTCAACAGCCCGGCCGGAGCCGCGTTCAAGGCGTCCGTGAGCGGCTTGTGGCTCTACGAGGCTCCGGATGGGGCGATCGATCCCTATGCGGTGTTCATGCTGGTGGACGGCCAGACGGACCACACGTTCACCGAGACCATGGAAAACCCGACCTTACAATTTTCGATATTCGGAAACGTCTATCAACCTGTCGGGCAAGCCGGGCTGCTCCTGAGGAGCTGCTTCGATTGGTGCACGTTGTCCATCACCGGATACACGCCGCTTTACATGCAGCGGACCATGTATCGTACAGTGCGGACGCCTTTGACGCCCAACGTGGATGTTTTCCATGAAATCATCGAATACGAAGTCCTTTTTCAGTCAACACCGTAACCTTTTCGGGGGAAAAGTATGCTGAAAGTGTCCATCATCCTGCCTTACGTGAGGCCCAAGGGAATGCTCCGCTGCCTCGAAGCCATCAAGGCGCACGCGGGCATCCCGGAAGATGGATATGAGGTCCTCGCCGATATGGACGCGGACCATATCGGCTGCCCGGCCATGGTCGCCAAGCTCGTGGACCGAACCAAGGCCGACCTGGTCATGTTTCTGGCCGATGACACCATTCCTCAGCCAGGGTTCCTGGCCGTGGCCCTCCAGGCCATGAAAGCCCTCCCGGACGGTTGGGGCGTCGTCTGCCTGAACGACGGCGTGCATCACGGGAATTTCGCCACCCACTGGCTGGCTCACAAGCGCATGCTCGATCACACCGGCGGCGAGTTTTTCCACACCGGGTACCGGCATTGCTTCTGCGATAAGGAGTTGACCGACATCGCCCGGGAACTCGGCCGCTACGTCTACGCGCCCGAGGCCAAGATCACGCACGATCATCCCCAGGTGACCGGGGCGGCCATGGATGACGACTACGCCCGGGTCTACAAGACCGAAAATTTCGAGCATGATCAGAATCTGTACTGGCTGCGCAAGCAACAGCGCGGCGGTTTCAAGCTCGGCGTGGCCTTCCCCCTGGTGGACAACGACGTTCCGGCCAGCTTCGCCATCAGCGCGTTGCAGATGCTGGCCATGCGCGAATATTCTCTCTTCCTGCCGAAGTTCCACGGCGGCCGGTTCGCGGATAACCTGGCCACCTGCCGTAACGCTCTGGTCCGGGACGCCCTGGAAGACGGCTGCACGCACCTGCTCATGTGCGACACCGACCAAGTCTACCAGCCTGACACCCTGATCAGGCTCCTTGCCCATGACGTGGACGTGGTGGGCGCGGCCGTGCATCGCCGCTGGCCGCCTTTCGACCTGATTATGTACCGGGGGGAGCTTGGGGCCTACTACCATGTTCCCGAAGAGGAGCGGTACACCGGCAAGCTCATTGAGGTCGACGGCACCGGGACCGGCTGCATCCTCTACAAGACTGAGGTCTTTACCAAGATCAAGCAGCCCTGGTTCAAGTGCACCAAGCACGAGGGTAAGCCCGTGGGCGAGGACATCTGGTGCTGCCACCAGCTGCGCACGGCTGGGGTGAAGATCCACGTGGACACCGGGGCCGAGGTGGCCCACCTGACCACCCTTCAGGTCAACCGGGCCGTCCGGGAGATCGTGCAGAAAATCCAATCCGCTCATGCGGGAGGGGCGTCTTAGGCCGGGGCCTACGCCCCCGCAGCGGTCCGGAGCCTCCAGCAGGCCGGAGACCCAGGCAAACAACCTGAGTTTCAACCTGTTGGAGGCTTCCAATGAAACGCATAGGCAAAAACTTTCGAATCGGCTTCGTCGGGGCCAACAAGGTGGTGGCCATCGGCACCGTCACCGTGCCGGGAGTGACCACTGACCAGATCGACGTATCAGCCATGGGCGATTCGTTCAAATCGTTCATGTTCGGGCTGAAGGACGGTGGCGAGCTCGTCTTCTCCGGTTCCTGGGATCCGGACGACACCGCCGGGCAGGAGTTCCTCCGCGCCTCGAACCTGGCGGCCTCTCCGCTCACCAACCTGGCCATCTACATCGACAACACCAGCTACCTGGTTGCTTGTCAGACCACCGGCTATTTTAACGAGAACCTGAGCAGCGGCCAGCTGACCCAGGCCAGCTACTTCACGGTCACCAAGATCAACATCAAGGCCGACGTCAAAGGCATCGCTCAGGTGGACTTCACCGCGAAGCTCTCGGGCTGCTTGGCCCTGGTGTAAGCCACGAACTTTTCCTGGGCGGGGCGTCCATGGCGCAGACAGGGTTTCCCCCGGCCCTTCCCGCCCAGGAATCACCACGGGGAATCGAAGGGGTTCATTATGAAGATCGGCAAAGAGATCACCGGCATTTTCCCCGTGGAGGGCGACGAGGACGGCGCCACCGTCGAGGTCAAGCTGCTCACCCCCGGTGAGGAAGAGGACATCCAGGAGAAGATGAAGCTCGTGAAAACCATCTACCGCCGCAACGAGGCCGGCGAGATGGTCCCCGAGATGGAGGGGTCCTCCGAGGTCGGCGACAAGCGCTACCTGCGCATCATCCGGGCCGTGAAGGGCTGGACCGGCTTCGAGGACGCCAAGGGCGATCCCCTCCCCTGCACCTACGAGAACAAGCTGGCCGCTGCCCGCGAGTCCATCCCGTTCCGGACCACGGTCATCAACGCTCTCAAGACCCTGGCCGACGCCAATACGGCCCAGAAGACCGAAGAAGTAAAAAACTCCTAGAGCACGCAGCCGGGATGACCTCCCGGCAGGCGTGCGAGGATGCGGTGATTCTGAAGGGGGAGAAGTGGGCCAGGGAGCATTACCCGGAATGCTTCTGCGCCCCTCTCATGAAGGAAAATGCGGAGGCCCTGCGCATCTACCTCATCTGTCAGGGCCAGATGATCCGGGCCGGAATGGAAGGCGTGGCCGTGGACATCAACCATGTGGCCGTCTGGGAAGCTATCGATCGCTACCAGGTGCGTGATGGCGTGGACTGCTTCGAGAAGGTGCTGGTCCTGAACCGGCACTTCATGGAGCACAACCGGGAACAGGCGGCGGAAATGAAGCCGGAAGACCTGCAAACGCTGCTGAGGCCAACTGAATGAAGATTGCCGGACTCACCGTCTCCGTTGATGGCGACACCAAGCCCCTGGAGGATTCCCTCAGCCGGGCCAAGGATCGCGCGCGCCAGGGAGGGCAGGACATATCCGACGCCCTCGGACAGGGGATGGCCGGGGCCGGCGACCATTACAAGGAACTCGATGACGCGGGCCAGGGCTGGCTGGAGCGTCATAAAAAGCTGATCGCCGAAGCAGCGGCCGTCACCGCTGGGATTTGGGCATACACGCATCAGGATCAGGCCAAGGCGTACTGGGATCAGGCGACCCAGTACGCCTCTGATGCGCTTGATTCCATGAAGTCGGGGCTGAGTGACTTCGCTGACCATGCTCAGAAGTCCTTTGGCACGGTCGAGGACGCCGTGAACACCCTGGGCGAGGCCATTGGGCGCGGAACGCTCTACAGCGTCTTCGACGGCTTGGGGGACAGGCTGGAGCGCATGGGCAAGCAGGCCTCCGACCTGGGCGCGGAAATCCAGAAGACGGCCGAGCTGAAAAACCTCCCCGTGCATGATTTGTCGGTCGCCCAGAGCGTCGGCCCCATGACCAACGGCACATCTCCGGCCGAGATGACGGCCATGCTGGAGAAGGTCAAGGATGCCCAGGACGGCGCCAGCGACAGCGCCAAGCAGATGCAGCAGCAGTACGCTCTTCTGGGCGTTTCGCTCAAGAATGCTGACGGATCGGCTAGAGACCAGATGGCCGTGATTACGGACGTTTCCAATACCGAGCAGAAATGGGGAGACCAGACCAAGGTTCTGACGGCCAACCAAATCCTTTTCGGCTCGGCGCTTACCGCCAACACCAACGACCTGCTCAAATATCCCGCGACCATGCAGGCCGCCATGGACGCTGCGTCCAAGGGCGGCCTGACGCTCTCGGACTCGGAGATCGCCACGCTCAAGCGCGTGCATGACGAGCAGGAAACGCAGGCGGCATTCGAGCAGGCTTGGGCTCTCAAGCGCTCAGCCATCTACGCCGAGACCGGAGATGCCATCCGGACGGATGCCCTCCAATTTTTGGACAGCCAGAAGACAGTCTACGACACGCTTGGCTCTATCTGGGGCGACGCCGAAACGGGCTTAAAAGCCCTGACGCAAAATTTCCTCGATTCTCACGAGCTGATGGCCCACGCCATGACCTTGGTCATGGACCACGGCGGGAACGACTTCGCGAACTGGCTCCAGAACGATCTCCCGCAGAAGATCGTGTCCGGATGGCAGACCATCGTCAACGCCTTGGGCGACATGATGGCCCAGGCTGTCCAGTATGCTGCCAACCTGATGATAGGCATCCTGAACACCATCACCAGCAGCATGGAGAAGATTCCTTCCTTCATGCGCGGAAAGATGGGTCTGCCAGATGATGCCCAGATCGCGGACCAGAAGCAGGCCGCGAAGGAGATCGCGGACACCTTCGAGAATCTGGCTATCAATATCCAGTCCTTCACCGCCCAGGCCGCAAACGCTGTCAACGGGAACCTGGTCAAGAGCATCGGAGCATCTCTCCAGACGCTTGGGCAGATGGCCAAGGACGCCGTCGCTCACCAAAGTGACCAGCAAGCAGCGCAGGTGGCCATCGCGCAGGCTCGGCGTCACGACGAGGCCATGAAGGCCCTTGCCGACCCCCATACCGGCCCTGAACGCGCCCCTGATCCGTCCAAAGGTTCCGGCTCCGACAACGACGAATTGGAAGAATATGTCAAGAGTCTGAACGCCAAGGCCATGGAGAGCCAGTCCAACCTCCTTGGCGACAAGTACGGAGCCAAGGACCAAAAGAACCTGGAGGACTACCACAAGGCCCTTGTGGACCTTTCCAAGGACGCCGAGAAGTACTCCGGAACCGAAAAGGACAACCTGCTGGCGGCCGGGAAATACTGGGCCGAATACAGACTCGGCATCGAGAAAGCGGCCAACGCCCTGGACCACGCCCGGCACGTCCTCGGTGAGTGGGCCGACAACGAGGTGAAGATCGGGCAGGCCACGGGCGATCCCTCGCGCACCGTGTCCGGACAGATGACAAAACTGGGCGTGGACCTCGGCAAGCAGTTCCAGGACATAGACGGCGACTCCATGCGCACCGATGCCCAGAAGGCCGCCGCCAAGGCCCAGGCGCAGGAGGCGGCCGACCAGTCCGCGATCAAGATCCACCAGGACGCCCTGGGAGATTTCGCCAAGCTGGACGACGGCTACTGGGCGCGCAAGCAAGAGGCCCTGGACAAGGATCTGGCCTATGTGAAGGCTAACTCCGAGAGCGAATACGCCTACCGGGTCTACGCCTCCCAGCAGCAGGACAAGCTGAATCAGCAGTACCTGCAAAGCCGCATCGGAACCGAAGAAAGCTTTTCCACATACCTTCAGGACCGTCTTTCCCTGGATGAGGGCCTCTACAAATCCGCCATAGGCCAGCAACTCGACGCCTGGAACGACTACTATTCCCAGCTGAAGCAGACGGCCGAGTCCTGGGGGAATGACTTCAAGTCCGGCATGACCGACCTGCTCGGGGACCTGTTCAGCGGCGGCACCAAGAAGGCTGCAGCCGACTGGAAGGCCATGCTGGACAAGATGCGCAAGGATCTCTTGAACTTCGTCTCCGGCGAGGGGACGGACTGGCTCAAGAATCTTTTCAAGTCGGCCATGGGGAGCGGTGGAGGATCATCGCCTGGCGGCGCGGGCGGATCTTCGGGCTCTGACTCCTCCTATGGCATGGCCGGCCGCGACGGCGTCCAGGCCCTGCTGCCCGGCGTGCAGAGTTACGGCCTGTCCGGACTCATCGCGGGCACCAGCGGCGCGCCCAGCATCATAAACGCCTTGACGTCTGGCTCCAGCTCCACCTCGGGCACTTCTTCGGTCTTCACGGGGGGCGACTCGGGAAACTCTGTTTCCGGGTCCACCATCTCGATCAACGGAATCGACACCTCGGGCTTGTCCTCGGGCAGCGCGTCGGACCAGGTGGCGCAGCTCATGTCCAGGGGAGTGCCCCAGTCGGACGCCCTGCAGATCGTCATGTCCGGCGCGGGCAGTTCTGGGACGCCGTTCGGGGCGTCCAGCGGCGTCAACCCGGCCACGTCGTCCTCCATGTTCTCGACGTCCAGCCTCCTGAGCGACGCCAAGGACTTGGGAAGTCTTGCTAGTCTCGCCAACAGCGGAGTCATCGGGTCCATCAACGCCTGGGGGGCGAACACCCTGGGGATTGGCTCAGAGGCCATCCCGGCCGTCGAGAGCGAGGGGAACATCATCGCCCCGGCCATTCCGGCAGGGGCCACCGGTGGCCTGGGCACCACCGGCGTATCAGCTTTGGGAGGTGCGGGCATAGGCTACCTGGCAGGCAGCCTCATGGAGCCCCAGGGCTCCGGCGCGAGCATCGCGGGTGCTGCCGGCGGCGCGATCGCGGGTGGGACAGCCGCGGCGCTTGGCGAGGGGGCCTTGGCCTCTACCGGAATCGGAGCGCTGGTTGCCATCCCGGCAGCGGCCATCACGGCGCTTTTGAGCCCGTCCACAACGACTACGAGCCCGAACGGCAACAACGGCATCACCGTGGACATGACGTCCTCGGGGATGAACGGGGCCAACCCGCTCTGGGGTTATGAGGGTTTCACTCAGACCAGCACCGGGTCATTCGGGGATTCCTCTACCTCGCATTTCACGGAGCCCACCATAGCGGATCCGGCCACGGCGCAGGCCTGGAACCAGGACATGGGCGCTCAGAACGCCAGCCTGTCCTCGTCGCTCAACACCCTGGGCGTGGGGACGGGCAGCTTAAGCGACTACTCGTTCCCCTTCCAGTTCAACGTCACCAGCCAGGACGCGTCGCAGGCCGCCATAAACGTGGCCAACGCCATGGCCACGGTGGCCACTCAGGCCAGTTCGCTTGCCACCCAGTTCAACAACGCCCTGGAGCCGGGCGAAGACTACATCGACGAGATCACCCGGATTTCGTCTGCCTACTCGGCCACCAACGTGTCCGCCCAGGTCGCGGGAACGAGCCTGGCCAACCTCTCGGGCGCGTCGGACGTGGTGAGTCAGGGCAACTGGGCGTCCGAGGTGGGGCAACTCCTGGGGGGCAACCAGAACACAACGGCGGCTTTCCAGACCTACATCAATTCCATGTCCAAGCTGACCGTGGCCGCCAACACGCTCACGGCAACGTCCAGCCAGGCGAATCAGGCCATAGGCCTGATCGGCGATGCAGGCGTCAACCAGGGGAACTTCTGGGATCAGTACGGGCAGGCCATGCAGTCGCCCATGGACCCCACGACCCTCCAGGCCTGGACCAACGCCGCCACCGCCATGGCCGCGTTCGACTCGGCCGAGCAGCAGGCCGGCCAGGCCATGCAGAGCTTCAATAACCTCCAGATCGAGGGCTTGCAGGCCCAGATCGCGGCCGCGCAGTCGCTCACCGTCATGGTCAACGGGCTGCAGGTGTCCGTCTCCAGCGCCTACTCCACGTTCAACAGCCTGAGCCAGTCGCTGACCTCGACGCTCCAGAGCATCCAGTGGAACTCCAGCCTGTCCCCCAACACTCCGGAGCAGACCTATCAGCAGCAATCGGCCTATTTCCAGCAGCTGGCGGCCCAGGTGCAGAACGAGGGGCCGAGCAGCCTCACCTACACCCAGGACATCCAGCAGTTGCAAAGCTTCGCCCAGACGTTCCTGCAGACCTCCAAGAGCGTCAACGGCATGTCTGCCGCCTACACCAACGATTACAACACCGTGCAGGGCGTGCTGCAGACCATCAAGGCCCCAATCGACCAGCAGCTCGCCACCCTGCAAAGCCAGCTCACGGCCCAGGACCAGCTGGTGAATTCCGCCCAGGCCCAGATCACCCAGTTGCAGCTCTCCAACACCAACCTGCAACTGGTGAACAACTCCATTTCGGTGCTCGGCGCGGACACGGTGAACGGCTTCAACAATATGAGCAGCGCCATGAGCCAGATCGCAGGCGTGGTGACTACCCTCCAGGCGTCCTACTCCGTGGTCGGGGCGGCCCTGGGGCTGCCGGCCTTCGCCGAGGGCGGCGACTTCGGGGGCGGCTTCCGCCTGGTTGGCGAGCGCGGCCCGGAGATCGAGCTGACCGGGCCGGCCAGGTATTTGAGCGCCGCCCAGACCCGGGACATCATGGCCGCGCGCGGATCAGGCGCCGGGTCCTTATCCGACAGCGCCGCCACGGCGGCCATCGTGCAGGGCAACGCCGCCATCACCCACGGTCTTGGCGTGGTGGCCAAGCAGCTCGGCGTCACGCACCGGGTGCACGCGGCGGTCCTGGGCTATCACCGCCTGCAGGCGGCCCAACCCTCCAGGATGCGCAGGGCCTGAGCCATGATGATCTACCTGATGGAGCTCACCTACTACGACGCCACCAGCTTCCAGCCGGTGACCCTGGGCTTTTCCTCCGGCGACATGGGCTATTGCCCGCTGCCCTCGGACAACGCCCCGGTTCCCTGGTATGAGCCGCGCCTGAAGGTTCCGGCGGATTATCAGTGCTCGATTTTCCGGGACGGCCTGATGGGAGGCTCCTCCGACGGCGGCTACGGCACGGCCCAGCTGCTCAACCATGACGGATTTTTCGATCAGTTCCTCACGCAGGCATGGGACGGGCA